TATGATAGTCTGGAAGAAATTGGTGTAGAAAAAGGGTACTTTTTTAAGGCAGCACTGAAGAGTAAGTTCGGTGGGTCATATTTAACAGGTAAGAAGCAAGACATTAGTGCAGCGGTTGATCGTGTTAAGCTGCTGAAGAACCCCAAGGCACAGTTCTGGAACTTTGTAGACAATAGAGACTCCGAGGGTAAAGAGGTAAAGAAACTGAATGAAGTCGAAAGATTTCGAGATCAGTTTGATAACTATGCATTTGTCAGTGCCAAGAGACCACCAGAGAAGGAGGTAAAGGCAGAGACTCCTGTCGTTCCCAAGAAAGTATCTCCATTCCAGATGGCACAGTCTCAAAAGGCTGTCACTAAAGAGAAGATGTTCGCCAAGACAGAGGAGAAGACTGCCAAGGCAGCGTCTGGTCCTGGTGGAGGGGGTGGTAGTAGAGTATCGAGAGAAGATATTCTTACCGCAGTCACAGCAATTGCAGAGTCATTGGAGAAGACAGCGCAGTCTATTAACAATACTATTGGTGAGACTAAAGTCATCGCTGAAGGTGTTCATGCAATCAAGACTGATGTAGTTACGCAGTTAAGCGAGAGAACTGATAGTATTGAGAATAAATTAGATGCTATCGTTGCTGCCATCAATGCACAGACAAATCTTCAGAAGAAGATGACTGATGATGCAGAAACTACAAAGTCTATGGCATCAGCAAAGAATCAAGGAGATGCTGCTGACTCTGGAGACTTCGATGATTTAACAACTGATATAGATGAAAGTGCTGATGATAAATTAGGTGAGGATTTAAACCTTGGAGATATCCCATCTCCCGCTGCTACATCTGCACAAGACATTGAGTTTCAACAGCAAGACGCATATCAAGAACGAGAGGCTGGTGGTATTGTTTCTGGTCCTGATGAAGGATATCTTGCGAAGTTGCATGGTGATGAGATGGTCATTCCAATTGACAATAACTATACTCAAGGTCAACCGAGTGCCATGGATGGTAAGGTAAGACCTGTACCACAAACTAAAGCCTTTAATGAAGGATCTTACGAGGTTGGTACCCCATCTCAACCTTCAACTGGTTCATCTCTTGGTGGCAAAGTAGGATTTGCTAATCTCGATCTCGGCATGGGGTCGAAGTCTAGTAGTGTTGCTGATTCTATGGCACAACCATTGATGGATGCAATGTCACTGCCTATGATGGTTGCTGGTGGTACTATTTTGTCTTCAGTTAATCAGATGATGACTCAATTAGGACCAGAAAATTCTGATATTGCTGGTGAGATAGCGAAAGTTGCTCGTCCTATTGCTGATGTATTTGGATTGCCAAACAACTTGGTTAATAAAGCTTCTGGTGGAATGAAATCTAAAGATAGTGGCGACGGTGATAAAGACAGTAAGGATAAAACTGATAAAAAAAAGAAAGGATTTTTCGGTAACTTGTTTGACAAACTGAAGAAGATTGCTTCTGGAAACAACGGTGGTGGCGGAGGCGGCGGCGGCGGTACAGTGACTGGAGACGCTTCTGGTAGTATGGCGAAGGGTGCTGAAATGATAGAGGCTGCTGGTGTTCCTGAAGCTGGAGCAGCAATGCTCGCTGGCAACATTCAACAGGAGTCTGGTTGGAATGGTCAGCGTGACTGGGGTCAGGTGATGGGAGATGGGACATCTCGTAACGGTGGATTAGTATCTTGGGCATCGTGGTCTGACGACCCTGCCCGTCTGGGTAAGATCGAAAAGTATCTTGGTAAATCTATTACAGAAGCTTCAGATCAGGAACAAATTAAGGCAATGCTGTGGGAAATGGAAAATGATTATCCAGCAGCATATAAAACTTTCATGGACCCTAATGCCACTACTGAAGAGTTGAAGCAGGCATCATATGATTATTGGAGATACGGGGAGGTAGGTTCTAGATTTGGATATGCAGAGCAAGCATTAAAGCACTTAAAAGAAGGAGAATCATTACTGAATAAAGAATCTCCTGATGGGGAAATATCATCTGACACCGCAACAGATGTACCAGGTCAACCAAACAGTGCTCCCGAGATTACAGAAAACTATGGGATACCGCCAGGTAAATCTTTCAACTTCTCTATACCTGGCAAAGGAGAGTACAAAGCATTTAAAACTGCTACGGGATTTGAGATCTTTAAGTTCGGTGGAATTGGTGCTTTAGTTGGTAACGATACAAGAATAGAAACAAGAGATGGTAAGAATGCGTGGGCTGTTAAAGCGTTAATGCAAGCAGGTGACAAGAGGGTGGCTGCATCTAAACTTAAACCTCCTGAATCTTCTAATCCTGATGCAAAAAGTACTTCAGTTGCAGCATCCGCACAGCAAGCAGCATTAAAACCACCAGAAAGAAAAAGAAATCAAGGATCAACTTCTGGTGTTACGGCGTTAAATAGTGGTGCTCAACAAAGATCGACTGAAACTTCTGCGAGACCTGATTCTCGAACTGCCGTAGTCTCTCCAGGTAGTGATAATAGTTTGACCGATGCATATAATCCAACACCAGTAACCTCTGATTGATATGGCACAAGAAGAATTACAATACGCTTCCAGTTTTAAACCAAAGAAAGTAATTATCAAATCTGTTAGTGGTGAAGAGAAAGACATTACTGATATGGTGATGAACTTTTATTATTTTGAGAATATTAGTCTACCTACCAGAGAAGCTACTGCTGTTATTTCTGACTCTGGAAAGAACCTCATTGCTAGCTTACCTATTCAGGGTTATGAGGACATTGAATTTACACTTGAGGCAAATGATATAGATGAAGATATTGTATATAAATTTAAAGTATTTCGGGTGTTTGATAGATTCAGTGCAGATCGAGTGCAAGTATATAAACTTGGTATGATTTCTAATGAAGCTTTGATTAATGAAACAGTTCGACTACCAAAATTACTTACTGGTAAACCCGATACAATTGTTACAGATCTACTGAAAGATCAACTCAAGACAGAAAAATCAATCAAAACTGATCCATCATTATTCCAGGTGAGATTTAATCCAGGAAAGAAGACACCGTTCTCAATTATTAAATCGTTACTATCAAAATCAGTATCACAAGACTCGAAAAATACAAATACAGAGTCAGCTCCTGGCGATTCTGCAGGTGGTGGCGGTGGTGTTCCTGATATTGATTCTGGTGCTTATGGAAAATTAGGTGGGTCCGCTGGTTATTTGTTCTATGAAAATTATGATGGATACAATTTCAAATCTATAGATAAATTAAATTCTTTAGATGATAATCCTCCTGTCTTAAATATTTACCAAGAGAATGAAGGATTGGAACAGTCACCCAGAAATAAGATCTTGGATATAGATTTTAAACAAGAGATTGATCTGTTGACGAAGTTGAGAATGGGAACTTTTTCTTCTGTAGTATGTTTTTATAACTACAGTACAGGTTCTTATGAAGAGTTTGCATTTTCACTGAAAGATTCTTTTGATGAGATGAGTCATCTTGGATCACAGTCTGGACTGCTCAAAGGACAGGCAGATCTGGCAGCGAAACCTACCAGAATTATGTCCGCATTGATTGATCATGAGACATGGTTTGATGACAAAGAACCAGCATCTCCAGAAGACAAAGATGGTGGTAGTAATGCTGCCGAGTTCCCTGATTGGCAGAAAACTTACGTTGCACAATCTATCTCCAGATTGGAGAGTATGAATAATCAGGAGGTTCAAATTTCTATCCCTCTTCATCCTGAATTGAAAGTAGGGGAAACTATAGAAATTTTTATTCCTAATATGATACCAAGTAGTGATAGATCTGATGATCCGTGGGACCCAGAACATAGTGGTGTATATCTAATTGCTAAATTGAATCATGCATATGATATTAAGAATCTCAAAGGTAATACCCATCTTACATTGATCCGAGATTCTTATGGTCGTAGAGACGGAGATTCAAATGCTGAAACTGCCTAATAAATAATATTGTAACTGCTTCTTGGTATGGATCCCGTATTATCATCATTAATGCAGACTAATCAGGTGGGAGACGATGGTTTCCACTGGTGGATTGGTCAAGTTGAAACGTCACCTACCGATGATCCAAAGAAGTCTGGTAGGTATCGTGTAAGGATTATTGGACATAACCTTAAGGATACTACACCTACGAAGGAGTTGCCTTGGGCACAGGTAATGTTACCGGTTACGACACCATTTAGTGACGGTGGCGTTACGGGTGCTACTGTAAACTTAAGAGCAGGTAACTGGGTAACTGGATTTTTCCTTGACAATGATAGACAGAAACCAATCATCATGGGATCGATTGGTCACACTGCTGGTGCGACTGAAGTCAAGATAGATCTACCACAGAATAATGGAGAGGGTTTAGGGTATACTACAGGCACTGACCCAGAAACTAAACCACAGGCTCACCGCTCCATGAAGAATCAGGATGGTACTGATCCTGATACCAGTGCTAACACTGATGGTGGTGAACCTGATGCGGCACAAGCGCATGAAGAGAACGGTGCTCCTGCTATCATTGCTGCATTGCGTGGTAAACATAGTGAAGCAAATCCAATTGGATCTAAAGCATGTGTTACTATTGCTAACCCTACTTGTGGTACGGAAAGCAACTTCTCCAAGCAACTAACTAATATTATTGGTGATATGTTGGCGGCGAACCAGTCATCTGGTGGTCAACTTGGTAGTTACTATGTCAGTCAGATCAATGGATTTTTGTATGATAAGGTAGAGATTGCTCGCTATCATATTGGTAGAGTTACAAGACTGGTCAGAAGTTTAGTTGGCAGAATTCAATCAGAAATTATTAAAAAAATTCGTGAAGGAATTGAACTTCTTGTAAAGGCAGCACTGGGTCTTAATGTACCTGAAGAACAGAAAGAAAAAATACCTGTAGATCCAAAAGCAGATTTTGATGCTGTTAAACCTAAAGGAAATGTACTAAAGACTATCAAGAAAGTTCTTGATCAAATTCTTGAAGCTCTTGGTTGTGCTATTGAAGATCTCATTGACAAGTTAGTGCAATTCTTGACTGACTTGCTGTTTGACTTTATTATGGATATCTTTTCTCCAGCAGCATGTGCTGTCATCAATTTAGTAGATGGCATTATCAACGAAATCTTATCACTGATTGATGGTCTTATTGGTAAGATACTTGGACCTATACAACAAATTTTATCTCTTATTGGTGGTTCTGTTAATTTAGTATCATCAGCAATCCAAAAGGTAATGTCTTTCCTCGGCATCAACTGTAGTGGACCGAGTTCAAAGTGTTCTGAAGAAACTGTTAAGTGTAATGATTGTGGCACTGACGAGGATGAGGACGACTTCCTTGATAACCTACTAAAAGATATTGAGGAAGGTGATACTGGAGAACGTTTAAGTTGTGATGAGTCTCTTGATTACTCTGATAGTCCTCCTACTAAAGTTATTTTTGTTGGTGGTGTTCCTAAATGGGATCCTCCAAAGATTCCTACAGACGGTTCTAAACCACCAGGAAATGATTTCCCTGGTCAAAACACTCCACCAAACTTCTTCCCATCTACTGCCGATGATCCATCGAATGATCCTACCATCATTCCACCACTTCCTCCTGGTCCTGATCCTGATGAGCCCTTTTTCCCTGAAGGTCCATCAACTATTCCAGATGATATTATTCCAAGTGATGATGACATCGAAGATATTTTTGGCGGTGACGATGATGATGATGATCTTCCGAGAGATCCAGATGGAATCAGGTATTACATTGTAAGCGCAAACCAAACGTTGGTAACAGAGGGAGATACGATTACCTATACTATAAAGACATCAAACGTCCCTATTGGGACTATGCTGAAGTATAGATTGAGTGGTACCACTATTATCCCAGAATATATTGTCGGCGGTAGTTTGACAGGAGAATATGCAATCAGTGAGATTGAAACAGTAACAGAAGAAACTGTAGATGAAGAAGGAAATCTTATTCCCGTACAGATTCCATTGGGTATAGCAACAGTTGAGGTACAAATTGCTGCTGATGATGTATTGACATCAAATTATCAGGACATGTTGTTCACTGTTGTTGATGAGAATGATCAAGACACACCTGCAACGGCACTTGTTAAAATTACTTATGATGCTTACAGTTTAGTCAATCCAAACTACAATCCTAATGTTGCTCTTACAGAACTTGTTGCCGTTGAGGCTGACAAGGAGTTGTATTATGAAGGAGAAGATATTGTTTACACTATCACGTCAGAAAATATTCCTGATGGAACGCGGTTAGATTATATTATGTACGGAGATATTTCTCCTGATGACTTTGTTCAAGATAACTTATCGGGAAGTTTTATTATCAACAATAATACAGCAAAAGTTACTGTTGGTATTGTTGAAGACTTGGATGATGAACGTGATGAAAGAGCATACTTTAAAGTTATTGGATATGATGCTACGGAAGAAATAACTATCGTAGGTACATTTGTTGATGAACCAGTTACTGAAGAAACCACTCGACCAGAGTTAGATAGACCAAGATCAGGTGATCCTATCACTGATGATAGAGGAAGTATTATTTCTATTCCTATTAAAACTGTCGGTGACGGTTATTTAGAACCACCCAAAGTTATTGTTAGTTCTGGTCAGGGATTTGGTGTAACTGCGATCGCTCTCCTTGACGACAAAGGTTATGTTTCGGAGATTAGAGTCACTAAACCAGGTCTTGGTTACAAAGTCAATACCCCTGAAGGAAATGGATTAGAGTGTATAATTGATTCATTCACATTAATTGCTCCTGGCATTAAATACAAGACTTCTCCAACTGTATACATAGATGGGAAGGAGGGAATTGCACAAGCGATAGTTGACGACAGAGGATTCTTGATTAGTGTTCAAATTTTAGATAGAACAATCAAGTACAATAAAACACCGAAGATTAGAATTATTGGTGGTGGTGGTAGTGGAGCGATTGTGCTTCCAAATATGATATGTCTTGATCCCGAAGACCTTGCTGTCAGAGGTGCTGTCAAGATTGGTACTGGTAAATATATTGATTGTCCCTAATGGCGAACGTACACAATAAAACAGACACGATTAAACCGTCTTCCAAGTCAGCTCCACTTGGAAAACAAGATGGTGCTGCTGAACCTACATCTGGTAGGAAGGACGGAGAATTAAGTACAAAACAATTCTGTTCTTCAAAACCAACAGTTCATTGGGTATCCAATGGTTGGACATGCATGGATTGGGAAGGTGAAGATAGTCAACCTGGTGGATACGTTGTAACCAATGGTCAAAGTGCTATGTTCTTTGACGAGACAGGTAATATGACCTTCTCGACTGGTGTTCCAGGACAATCAGGTTGTGGTGGTAAGTTAGTATTTAATAGTGCTGATCAGATTCATAATGCTAGTGGAACAATTACAGTACAAGCGAAAGGACCTAAAAATGCTACAAGATCATCAGATGACAGAGGGAGCAGAGGAGAGTCTACTAAAGAAGATCACGCATATTCTGTCTATGCCGAAGGGAAGGTCGCTATTGAAGCGCAAGGAGATTCCTGCGATCTTAAGGGAGACAACATTACAATCAATGCTCTTAAGACCCTAACACTAAAAGCAGGGGAAGCGGTTAATATCGAGGTCGGTGACGGCAACGGTAAAATGAGCATCTTCACGGGTGACTACAATCTTAATACATCATTCAACAACAAAACTATTGGTAGTGCTGACTACACTGATGGTGCTGGTGAGAAGACAAATAATACTATACAACCTGGAGCAACTGAAGCTACTAATAGTGTTGGAACTATTAACCATTCTATTCTTGGCAACTATTATCTTGGTGTGGCGGGTCATTACAACCTTAATGCACTTTCTAACATCAACCTTAAGTCAACTACAGGTGGTTTTGGTTTAGATACAGTTGGTAGTCACTATCTTAAAGCGGGTGGAACGAAAACGGAAGTGATTCTTGGTGTTGTTCCCTCTATTGGCGGTAAACCACCTGTTGTAGGTGCATGTTGGGATCTAAAATTGGGACCAGGCAAGCAATCATTCAAAGTAACGATGGCAAGTGGTGTTCAGATCACATCTGCTTTAGGTGTGAACAAGATTACTATGGCGGGGGTAACATCCGCAACGTTTGCTGGTACACTTACTGTAAATGCTGCTACCATTTTCCTCAACTAAAAATAGACTTTCAGTTACAGAAATTGCGAAAAAAAATCGCCGCCAATTTTTGCTCGAAAAAGTCGATCTTGACAGAATTAGAATATCCGAGTAAGATGACTCTGTAAGCGTTCAAGGGTTATTGTGACTCTAAATACTTAAGTGGAAATGAGTGGCATATGTTATCTACACAATACAGACTACGACTGGAATTTATTTGTAAATGTATTGCGAATGGAGAAGAAGTAAAATTGTCTGATATGATCTGGGCAAATAAATTAGCAAAAGCAAATACATCTGCTAATGAAATGTTGAAGATGGCACGTCGTCAAATTACTTATAAAATTGAAGACGGTAGTACCGATGATTTTCTGAATAGGATGGGTTTAGGTGATCCCGACCCATCCAATCATAAAACGGGATTTACTGATGCTGACGATATTAAGAATTGGTTTCAGCAAGACAAACCTAATGACTGGAGACAGAGAGATTGAGTAGCAAGATGATGTTCGTAGTTGATGCTGGCAACGGCAGATGTATCACTCACGATGGATACATTCAACTCGGTAGTTTCTCTCATAGTGTAGAGAAGCATCTTGAGTTATGTCCTGAACAGGAATGGCAGGTAACATACTGGATGCCTGATCCATTCTGTATTAGATATCCAAGATCAAACTATCAGCATACGATGAAGGCGAATGAAGGTTCACCTAAAACTGATAATGCTACTGATAGTAGACCAAGAGACTTCCCAGATCAAGCAACAAATAGACTTGAGAGGACATTATGAAGCACGAAATCCCTGATATCATTAAGAAGAATGGATTTGCTTGCTTTGGTAGTTTGAATCAAGCAGAGAGAGCATGTGTTCTACTTGGTGACGAAGCATATCGTGAGTCATTAGATCTTGAGAGTGATGATGCTCCCTGCTGGCAGATTCCAAGTGGAGAACACTCAACTTTTGCTGGATGGAATCCCCAGTGTGTACCAACCATAGACTATATTGTATGGAAACTAAAAAACCTTGAAGGTATTATCAACGGAGAGATTTATTAAATGAAAATGTGGGAGACAAAATGCTCTGGGTGTGGTAAAATGACACCAGCAAATGAGTGTCCTCAAGTCGGATGCTATGTTCCGTCCGAGAAAAGATACAAAAATTCGTTATGTAAACCTTGTTGGTTAAAAAATGAAAAAGATTGAGATCACTCCTCAAACATACATTGATATGAATAAGGAGTTTGAAGAGGATGATATTCCTTTCCGAATTGCTATCCCCACACAGGAAGTGATTGATAAGTGGCAATCACAACCACCACAACATATTGGTGTTGTTCATAATGTTGATATGGTTGCTGATATGTGGGCAGAGCATAATAGGATAGAGGAAGAACGTAAACTACAACTTGAGCTTGATTTATGAAAGACTTTAATACACCAGGGTCCAATAAAAGTTGGATGGATGAAGGTTTTAAAAAATATATTGTAGAATGGCAACTCGAAAATGTTCGTAACGTGTTAAATGGGACATTAGAAAAGAAAATCCTTGTAAATAGCAAGGGAGAAGTATCCAAGCAAATTGTTATCAACTACACCGAAAATGAAGACATCAGTAATTTACAGTAACGGAAATCAAGAGTGTGAGCGTATTGCAATGCTTTTGAGATCTCTTAAAGGAGAATTCCACGAATATGTTTTAGATTTTGATTTTGATGATGATCAATTTAGAATGGAATTTGGTCCAGATGCAACATATCCACAGGTTGCAATAGGCAACTTTCACATAGGTAATATGCATGATACATTGGACTATCTAAAAAATATAGGTATGCTCGACGAGAGTTGACAGATCAGGGCACATATGTTATAATATGAGAGTCCCAAGGGGCGGTGGCGGAATCGGTAGACGCACCAGACTTAAAATCTGTTGAGAG